GGTTTAACAAGCTTGATATTATTCCAATGTTTAACCCCAGATGTGCCGTGTGACACAACCTTCTTCCAATTACGAACCATTTGCCAACCATTGATGGTTTCAATCATCTTTGATTGGCAAAACACAACTTCACAAGGATCGTGCGCTTCGTTCTCAAGCTTGAGCTCCTGTCCGAACCCAAGAAAGACGTCACTAATCATCTCGCGTACTTTGTCCACGTCCTCACTTCTGAGAAATAGCAAACAGTCGTCACCATCATCAAAAATTGTGTACCAGGCGTCTGATCCGACCATAGTCTCCATGGCGGCCGTTATCATGCCGACCATCAATACACAATTTCCTAGTGCGGTGTTAATATCACCACTCATCCGACCTCCCCTCAAACTGTATCTGATTCCAAGTCGTGTCTTGCCTTCATTGAAGAGCTGTTCTCTCAAAATGCTCCTCAATTCATGGTCCTTACACATAGCCTGATAAACACGATGTTCCTCACGTAATATCACTTCTTTTATATGCATATCCCAGCGGCTGCCATCTAAAGAAAAACAGACCGTGCCTGGGCCCATAAAACTGAATTTATGGCGTATTACTGAGGCTCTATCAAAGGCTCCAAGAGTTTTGGCAAAAATAGGAAGACCGAACTGATCTTTAAGTGAATATATTCTACGCTCCATTGGGCGCAAGAATCTAGCCAAGGCAAGGTTAGCTTTAGGGCTCCTAGCTTGGATCACACGTGCATCTGGATTCACTTTCTCCTCGGGATTAAACTTTTCTGATTTGACAAAAGCTTGAAGCTTATAGTCATGCCGTGTCAACCCCAAGGTGCGAATCTCATAATAAGCACGTTCGTATATTTTCCTCCTGTGATCTTTGAAACTTTCCAAAACTCGCTCATAAGACCATGGTTTCACTGACTGCAAACCAAATAGCCTGGACAACACTGATCTTAACTTCGCAACGGACAGTGTGCTCGGTTCTGGTGTTTTCGCTAGAACTCGATTACTAAGTGCAACCAATTGGTTGCAGACACAATCACTACTTGCGAAGCAGTGCCACAGGCCAGGGATAGCCGGAAGCAAACGCACTAATCTACGTTCACGACGACCATTGAGATCATGAATTCCGCCCCAATCAGCTGGTGGGTGCAACGAGGTATCTGCAGCAGCCGGGGCAAGGTCTTTCCCCAACGCGCATAGGCTCGGTGCGCTGACAAGGCCCCCCTAAGCACTGGGAAGCTGCAGCCCACGTTGTAAGTGTCCGGGTATAAATCCGAACGCTCGGGCTGGTAAAACTCGACGCGCCAGGGCATCTATGACGCGCGATCGACGAAAACGACACCAAAG